CCCCCCCGCTAGGCTGTGGACAGGCAGTGCGCAGATGTCGTCCGTCGTCATGGTGTGGTAATGCTGTGCTGCATTGCCCCGGCTTTTCGGCCCTGTTCCGCACTGGCGGTAGCTCCACGGTGGGTCAGCGTATATCACGGAATACTTTTTATCCGGCAAGATCATCTTCTGTTCTCCTTACAAATCGTATGAATAATCTTGGATGTACGGAGGAAACAGCACCTCTCCCAGTATCGGCTTTATTCCCTGCGGGCGTTTCTCTACATCCACCCGGTAATCTTCCAGCAGCATCGTTTCTCCACAGAATGGACACTTTTTGGGTAGCTTTTCATTCGGGATGCCACCTCGCTGATTGTGGCTTATCTCCGTTGTGCAGTAAACGCACCTGTATTTTAGCGCAATTTTCACTGGCGCATTTTCTTCAAAGCTAACTGGAAACCGTTTTTCTTTTGGATATATCTTGTTGTCATAGATGTCATACAGCTTATTGAATCCGCCCTCTGCTTTCTTCATCCAGTTGAATTGCCCCTTGGCGGCATCGTGCAGATTCTTGTAGTGGTTTACGGTCACAGGCATTCCATTGTTGAAGTCCTCGTGTGTCACCCGCGTTTCAAAGCTACATGGGCTGCTTCCGATTGGGCGCGTTTCGATTTCGTACCCATTGACCTTGCTTTCGAGTTTGCCAAAGTCCTTTGCATCGGTTGTGCTCTTTGCGCGGTCGTCCCAGTATTCTGTGGCTCCAACCTTGCGTGGATCATTGTTCCAGGTGTCAACCCACGACGGCAGGTTTTTGTTCACCGCGTCGAACGTCAGACCCCATTTTGCGCAGGCATCCACAGCATCGTTCAGTTCCTTTCCAGTCCTGCACGTCCACAGGATCAGGGCCGCACCGTTTTCCTGCTCGGACAGAGCCTTGAAGATAACGCCCCAGCGCGGCAGACCGATTTCTGGGTATTTGTTTTCACAAAGCGTCCCGTCAAAATCAATCGCAATTACTTTCTGCATTGTCGCTCCTTTCATTCCGCTTCCCGGATGATCCACACCCGATGTTCACCGTACCCGCTCCATGCCAGCGCATTTTCGTGAGTATCAACCGCAACGTCCAGGTGATAGCCCTGCACGCCTGCGCCCTTGTCTTGCACAATACGGATGCCCACGCCCTCTATGTACAAAACCGTTCCATAGGGGAGAAGTGTTTGGTCTGCCGCCACCGTCACGTCCGCCTGGATCGGCTGACCGCTTGCAGTGATTCCGTGACCCTCCCCGCAAATGTGTTGATACTGCTCCGTGCAGTACGCCGTACACATAAACGTCCCGGCTTCTTCCAGATAAACCTTGCCGTCTGCCATCGAATCAAGCCGATCCTGCAAGGCGGAAATGGTTTCTTCGTCCCGGATCGCGCGGTCAGACCAGTTCTGAAACCTGCTGGCGTAGATGTCGCGCTCCTGTGTTACCTGCTGAATCCTGGTGTGCAAAACTGCACCATTAAAAATTGCAAGGCCGAGAGCCGTACAGCTCAAGGCAAAAGAAATTGTCGGCAGCATAGGCTTTCTCATGATTTCACTTCCTTTTCTCCGAACCATTTCTTTGTTACGGCGATTGGAAACTCTTCAATTTCAGAGGCCCACGCCGCCGTCCCGGCTCCGTATGCTGTTTCCCACACCAGCGGAAACCCGCCGATGCCATCAAACAGACTTCCCAACTTTGCGCCGTCACCCATGTACGGTTTCATTTTCTGGACGATCCAGAACCATTGCGGAAGAGCAATGCTATTTCCCAGCGCCTTATACCGCGGACTGTCTGCCGCCTTGTGCTTTTTCCCTTTGGTGTCCGTCCATTCTCCAATGTCCGTCCATCCGTCCGGGTAGCCTTGCAGACGTTCGCACTCTGTCGGTGTGAGGCGGCGCACGATCCAGGCAATCTTCTTCGGCAGTTCCATGTGTTCTATTGCAACCGCCTGCGCATCGTGCATCGTGTCCAGTGTGCCAGACTTTTCTTTTGTGACCGACGCATGAGCCTGTCCGTTCCCGATTCCATAGCTTTCCATGACCTGTGGCCCGGAATGTGATGCTATGCTCCGGCAGGTGATAGATGTGGCCGTATCTCCCGTCACGGCTCCATTGTACAAGTCAACTGCAATAGCGGTGTAGTCCGTGATTCTGCTTTCGTGGTCGCCCGTAATGGTCGGCACTATCTGACCGTCGCCATTTCCTCGTGCATCAAACACTTTCACAACTGCGGATGGCGTATGCGCGCTTGCAGCCAAAGGATGGCACGGGTCGCCCCAGTGCGGGTTACTTCCGTTCTGCGGGCTGGTTAGTTGTGTAGTGTCAAACGGTAGTGCGTCAATCACAATCGGGTCGTGTCCCTTTGCGTTTGCTCTCAGCGTCCCCACCACGTCATACGACACATCCATCTTGCCGCCGCCCTGGTCGTTTAAGACTGGAACTTTGTACGCTACCGCTGGGCGGTCAACTGTGTTCAATGTGTAGCTTTTATCTTCCTTTACGCCTAATCCGTTTGCGCCAGCTGTTTCAGAACGATCAATTATATTCCCCGCTAGACAATAGACCGGTTGGAAGAGCGTCTGGTCTTGGAGCGTCGATAGCGTCCCGGTTTTCTCCGTTTGTACCAGTGCGCCCTTACCGCCTCCGGCGCAACCCGAACGTATTTTCAGGGTGTAGGCTGCGTTCCGCCCCCCCTCTGCCACCACTCGATCATTTCCAGCAGCGCAGTTTTTAGCAAGTCCGGCAACGCTTTTCCACGTCTGGATGCCCTCGTCAGGATGCCTTGACAGGCTCGTTCGCTCAAATAATATTTCAGAGGCGCGTTGGCCTCCAAAATCTGCGACAAGAGCGATTCGCTTTCGACGCTGGGGGACTCCCCAATGTTGAGCGTCGAGCTGTCGCCAAGCAAGGCTCCATCCGGCTCCGGCCATTGCTCCGGCTTTGCTCCATCTGCCCCCCCCTCGGAGGTCTAGGAACAATAGCGTCTGGCTGTTCCACGCGGGCAAGTTCTTCCAGCACGACACGGAAGTCCTCTCCGCCGTTGGAGCTGAACGCTCCTGGTACATTTTCCCAAATAGCGAAAGTTGGGTACATTCCATTTGTCGCTTTCCTCATTTCCTTGATGATTCGCACGGCTTCAACAAAAAGACCAGACCGTCCTCCGGCAAGTCCCGCCCTGCGTCCCGCAATGGACAAATCCTGGCACGGACTGCCGAACGTGATACAATCCACAGGCTCTATCTGGTCGCCGTGAATCTTTGTAATATCGCCAAGGTGGATCACGTCTGTTGACCTGCCTTTCTTGCCATTTCCACGACCTGCTCTGCGGTCAACCAGCCCTCAACGCCGTTGTCGTCCCGGATGTTGCCCATTACTTCAAGCAAACCCTGTTTGAATCCATAAGAACCGTAACCGCAGATGGCATCCCAGTCGCCGCCAAAGTTCTTGTCGTTCACCGTGACCTGCCAGCCCCAGTCCTTGTCCGAAAAGTCCTTGTCCATCTCCGGGAAGCGGCGGTGCAAATCATGGTTGACGTGCAACTCCGTCAGCATTGCGTCGAGCTTTTCAATCTCCGTCATGCCTCTTTCGCCTCCCAGCTCTCTACGATCCAGCGAATTGCGGCATGAAGTGCGCGCTTCGGGCAGGCTCTAACCGTTGCCATTTTTGCTACCAGCCGGATTGCCGTGCGCACTTTTTCTCTTTCTGCCTCGGTAATGGGCGTAAAGCGATCATCTGCCATATCTTCCAGCAGTTCGATAGCCTCTGAATACAGCATGAAATCAACCTCCTTTGTTTTATTTTTTCTTGTGTGGGCGGTTGGAGTCGAACCAACTTTTATCTCGGTGCATTGGGGGAGATAAACGCCGCCGTCGCCGTCAGCCATAGGCGCGCCCACATATAAGACCGCCGCCTCCCTGGAGATAATCGTAAAGACGGAGAGGCGGCGGGCGGCCTTATCTGCCTTTAACCAGCAGGGG